GTAACACAACCCACTTAGTCATTCCACAACTAGGTTGTAACCGAACCATACCATATGTCGCCTGTCCAGCAATCCGAGCATTGTACTTTACAGTTTTCATAAACTCAAGTCTGGGATTAGAACTACCCTTCTCTGATAGAGTTTGATAAGTCTTAGACTTCACAACTCGTTTGAAAAACTTGGTAATCTCTTTCTCTGACAACTGTGTTTGTGGAAACTTACGTTCAGTCGCAAACTCAGACTTGTAGACTTTGTTACGTCCACTGTCCACATAAGAGTTCTGAAGGCGTCCTGTTTTGATTGCCTTCTGTTTCTTTGTCCAATAGTTTGCATACTTCATTGCAAGGTCATGGCCCATCTTACCAACTGCCATTTGATAGGCATCAGTACTAGAAATTATATCACCATTTGTCATAATCAATACTCCCATTAGTCGTATGTTACCTGTGCAGCATAGTCAATCTCATCGAAAATCTTTTCCAGTTCTGCAATACGTTCTTTGCATTTCATTTTTGCAAAACCATTGCCTGGCGTTTTCTTTTTAATTTTCTCAATAGACTTCAACATATCAGTGAAGTAAATATACTCTTTTTGAATTTGTGTAATGTAATCCATAATTAGGCTCCCTCATAACCAAGTGTTCGCATTGCATCTAGTGGACTAGTTTTCCACGCCAAGTCCATGTATTCCTCAACGGTAGCGTGTTTACATAGAAAGTTAATCCAAGTCTTGTAGGGTTTACGATACTTGAACCGAGCGACAAACGCAGGCTTCAACTTACCTTCCCAACTAGGATGGGCATCTGGACATACATCCATCATCATCTGGGCACCAGCAAAGTCACCCTTGTACATGAGATACATACCATCCCAAGTAAACATTTCTTTCTCAAATTTCGTCATATCAAATCTCTCTTTCAACTCATCTTACTTAGCTATGCTATCATAACAAATAACCAATGTCAAGGCCTAAATGCAAAAAAAGCATAAAAAAAGCCCCTGAAAAATCAAGGGCTTATCATTTTTTTGAAATTAATTATCGTTTTTTCTTGGCCAATTCCTGTGAAATCCACCTTTTTGCGATAGGATTCGACACTTTTTTGCGAATCAGCATGGCGATTCGCTTCCATACCTTTTCAAATACATCCTCACCAGCCATGTTATTGTCTACAACAATAAAACTTGACCCACCAAATAGTCTTTGAAACTTACCAATATTCTGTTGGACTTCATTCCACATAGTAGAAACTTCTGTTTCTGGTAGAGTGCGTTTACGTTTTTTGTTTTGTGCCTGTGCAGTATCTAATGAGGTATTTACAAATATCATGTAACACTCATATCCAAGAGATTTTAATCCAGAAACTTGTTTTGAAATCTTGTCGTAGTCTTTACCTGTACCGTCAATGATTAGTCCAAGTCTACCGTCCAAGAAATTACCTTGCATACGCTTTGTAACACCCTTGGCCTTAACACGAATCTCTTGTCCTTTGTCAGAGTAGATATCTTCTGGTGTAGTATCCATACCAGCGTCCTTCAACATCTTTTCATATATGTCATCACTGTTGACAATCTTCATACCAAGTCCACCAGTGGTACGCCTGACAACGTATGATTTACCGCTGCCAGGCCCACCTGCTAGGAAAATTGCTTTGAATATATTGGGGTCATAAACTCCCTCTTGCAGTTCCGTAAATGTTCTCATTGTTTAGTCCTAACAACTCCATAGTTCGTTTTCGATATATCTCTTCATAGTATTTAGTATCCTCTCTTTTCTCATTCACCACCCCTCTGTTAATTTGCTTTTGGAAGTTCATTTTCTTGATTCGGTTTTTGAGTTTTGCACTATTTTTCATAATTGCCTCTTTCATGTTTGAGTTGATAACACATAACAAAGATTTGAGTTGTCGTTTGGCCCTCCTATTAAAATACAATATCGCCAGCGTCAGCTGAACCTCTGGGGATAATTTCTTCTGTTGCTTTACCACCATCTAGTGCAGTAACACCGTTAGATGGGTAAGGTACTTGAACTGTATCACGAACACAATCTATATGTAATGTGTGTGTCAATTTACCAGCGCCCTTTTCAAATTCATGTCTAAGATTCCGAATCAGATATCGCCCAGTTAGATATGGGTCTTGTGCCGTGGCTGCATCTGTTTGGTTCTTTAGAATTATACCAATCAAGTCTCCAGCCTGCAATGTTGTATTGCCTGGCACTTTGATTCGTAATGTAATATTTGTGTCTAATGATACTATCCTTGAACGTCTTTTCTGTAACCATATGTCAGTTCCAGTGTAATCGACATCAGTGTCAAACGCCGGATCAAGTAATCCGTCCACGGCGTTTCTTTCTGTTGTTTGAACATATAGGGTAGTTTTGGGGTATTCACTGATTTTATTTCCAAAGTCATCTTTTGCCTCTGAAACAGGTGGAGACCTCTTTGAACCATATGAATTGAATTCGTCAGCATGAATGCTCTTATCATATTCCTTTAAGTAGTCATACTCGTGATGAGTATACTTCTTATTATATATATCAACTTCAAGAAGGTCAGAAGAGTACATTCCTGCCCTTGCTTGTAAAATTGTGTCAGTAGAATTCATTATTTGATATTCTAGAATGTTTGTAAGATTTAGTGCAACATTGTCTGGATCATCGGTTGGAGTGACTTCACGAAAAATCATACGAGGATTCTTTCTATCCATCATACTGTCGATAGTTCTGAAGTAATACCCCTTTACAGTTTCATAAAACAAGAATGCTGCCGAAAAGTCATATTCTTTTGATAGACATCTTTTTGACAAGTTATTGATAAAATCAAAAGGCCTGTTGTTTGGTGCAATTATCTGAAAGTTATTTGTAGTTTCTTCATAGTAGAATTCTTTCTTAGAGTTTAGATACTCTTCACTACGAACAACCTTTTTAATTATATCTTTTACAGGTTCACCCTTAAACGACTGAGATACACGAATACGGTTATTTCTCACCATTTCCATAGTGGTAAAACTAAGACTAAATGTTTTGGTTCTGTCGTTGAGACTTATGCTTGAAGATACCTTATACACATGAAGTGGTGTATCTGTAAAATTAATGGCCATAGTTCTTTCCGAACTATCTTTTGCATTAGGTGTTACAAGAACAAGTTTTAACTTTTCCTGTCCAACAATAGATGCGTTGGCAGTTAAGTTATTTGTATCTACGAATGAGATGTTACCAGTGATTGAGTTTGAAAAGATATCTTCAAAGATTGATACAGTTGCAAGTTGTTCTAAAAGATTAAGTTCTAGGCCGCCAACTGTACAGAGGGTACATTCTTCAACAATATATTCACCAGCGTACTTTATATCCGCCATTATATTATCCGTTCATTTTGTTCTTGAATTCTTTTTTGATGCCATCAATAAACCTTGGTTGTACCAAACGAATTCTTCTATTTTTCTCTTGAATTCTTTCTTCGTAAACGTAATTGGTTACTGTGACTGCACCAGCAGGAATTGTAGTTGCAGATTCGTTTGGAAGTTCTATAACTTCTGTAGTATCTCCTGATGTTTGTGTGTATTCATAGTGATGTATACCATTAGGATCATCATACTTTTCTTTCACGAATGCTTCAAATGCTGGAACTGTCATTGGCCACTGTGAATAGTAGTCTACAATATTATTTGTAATAATAATAACCCAATGTAATTCTGGATCACCATAAAATTCGTTTGCAATATATTCTGGGGTTTCGCCAGCCTTTACATCGTAAAAATCATAGTTCACAGAGTTCAATCTGACATAATCTCTAAGTCTAACCCTTTTAGTAAGGTTAGTCATCACTGTAATATTACCAGTGCCACGAACATCATATTCTACTTTAGGAAAATAAGAAAAATAAGCCATAATTAAAATCCTGCCTCGATGCGTTCTTTTGTAATAATCTCTAATTCCTTAAACCCTAGTGTAAGTTGAGTTTCTACAGGGTGATCATCGTCAAAGAACTGTGGGCGATCTCCACCATAACTGACTGATACAGTTTGTAGTACAGAAGTGGATATCTTGTGAAGGTGTGTGTTTGGAAAATATTCGATATCAAAGGTTGAAGGTGTAATCATTGTTCTACCACTTAAATCACTACCTTCTACTTCTGGCATGGCATGATATCTAAATGCAGTTACAATGTTTTCTATTGTTTCTGCTTCTTTTGCATTGTTTGGTAACAGTCTAAATTCAAAAGAAAACTCTCTTCTACCAATACCCTCAAATGCCATCTCTGTTCTATTATTCATAACTGTACCTCTACTAATTTCAAGTGCCGCCTTTGCGCCAGGAGCAATAGTAGAGTCTAATGCCACAAGTGCCATGTTTTCAAGTTGGGCTCCACCCTTTTCTACTACCTTGGCACCAAGTTCTTTTGCTATGGCAGCGTTACTCATACCACTGTTTAGAGTTTCAATCGTAGATGCAATTCCAGCAACAACTGCACCCATTTCCTGTTCGCCGTAGTTTGCTGTATGTGCGACTGCTAGTTTTGCAGGCATATACAATGCAATCGCCTGTGATAATCTTTTGGTAGGAGCTCTTTTTATAGATAGCGTTGTTGCCTGTGGACGGACAGAGCCAGGGGGGTTTGGACTAGTATTATATGAACCTTCCCCAAAATTAATTTTGGATTTGGCCGCTTGATTTATATAAAACATGACATAGTGTTTATGCCTATCCATAGTTCCTAGTGTTTCTGGGTACGTCAACATAGGCGAACCAGAAGCACCGCTATTTGTTCTTTTGATTGTAGGTATAACTGCCATTCTAAATAGTCCTATACATTGTGTGAAAGTATTTATATCGCCATGGCATACAGAGGAAGATATATTCCATCAAAACCACGAAAATACAAAGGAGACCCTTCTAATATTATTTATAGGAGTCTCTGGGAACGTAAATTCATGGTTTATTGTGACAGAAATGATGCTATCCTAGAATGGGGTAGTGAAGAGATTATTATACCCTATGTATCTCCCCTTGATGGTAGACGCCATCGCTACTTCCCTGATTTCTACGTTAAAGTTAAGCAGAAGGATGGATTGATTAAAAAACTACTAATTGAGGTAAAACCAAAAGCACAATGTGGCCCTCCAAAACAACCTCAACGCAAGACACCACGATTTGTTCAAGAAGTCCGTACATGGGGTGTGAACAAAGCAAAGTGGGAAGCAGCAATAGAATTTTGCAATGATAGAAATATGGAATTCAAAATTCTTACAGAAGATCATCTGGGATAACGTATAAATACTAGTATGGCAGAGATAATTGAAAGCGTACTAGAAAAAACAGGAGGCAAGGAACGTAGTGTTCGTTGGTTTCGACAGAAGGTAAAGGAACTTGGTGACGTTCCTTCTGCACAATTGGTGCGTGAAGGTTTTGTAACTGGGCGCCCAACTTTGGGTACTATGAACTTTTTTATGTATGATCCAAAGTACAAGAATGATGTGAACGTATTACCATATTATGATAGGTTTCCTCTTGTGTTACCTATACAGCCTGTTGGTGGGGGTAACATAAATGAAGGATTTGTTGGGTTAAATTTTCACTACCTATCAATTCCTATGAGATTAAAGTTACTAAACATAATACAAGAATATGCAACAAATGATAAAATGGACGAAACTACAAGAATTCGTTTGACATGGAATCGTATTAAAAGAAATCCAATTGTAAAACCAACAGTGAAGAGATATCTTGCAAATCATGTCAGAGGAACATTTCGTAGAATTGATGCAGAAGAAATGATGGTGGCAGTTTTGTTACCAGTACAAAGATTTGTTAGAGCAAGCGAAACAAAAGTATATGCTGATTCTAGAAGAATAGTTAATCAGCCTAGGAGACCATAATGGCACTACAAGAATTTATTTCAAAGTTCTATGATAAGGGCGGCCCTGCATTCTTAAACAGGTTTGAGGTAATGATTATCTCACCGTATGAGGCAAATCCAAATATTGCAGACGATAGATTTGTATCATTCAAAGTTGTTAATTTGACTATGCCCGGCAAGAACCTAAGAACTGTAACTAATGAAAATGTCTATGGGCCGACTTACGAAATGGCTCAAGGATTAACATATGCAGAAAGTGTCTCAATGAATTTCTATCTAGGGGCAACACACTTTGAAAGAACCTTCTTTATGAATTGGATGGATATGATTGTCAAGCCAGATTCATATAACTTGGAATATTATGATGAATATAAAAGAACCATAGATGTTTATCAGTTAGACAAAAACAATGATAGAACTGCTGGGATACGATTACAAGACTGTTATCCCAAAACAATAGGTGCAGTAGAGTATTCACAAGAAAGTGGTGAAGTAGGACAAATCAGTGTTGATTTTGTTTTCAAAGAGCATACTCATATTGATGGGAGTGGTAAAGTACTAAATCAAAAATACGCTCCATCAATAGACCTTGGTGCAAGACTAAGGCAGAGAGGGAGAAATGTTTCGGCAAATGGTGGTTTAGAAGTTGATCCAACTGCCGGCCCCTTTTAATTTAATAATGCAATAGGAGAAATATAATGGCATTACCAAAACTCGCCTCGGCGAAATTTGAATTGACACTTCCTTCAACTGGTGAAAAAGTTGAATATCGTCCTTTTCTTGTAAAAGAAGAAAAGGCCCTGATGATAGCACAATCAACAGGAAAACAAGATGATATTATGAGGGCAGTTAAAGATGTAATTACATCTTGCACGTTTGAAAAAGTCGATGCAAGTAAATTACCAATCTTTGACTTAGAATATATCTTTATTAATCTAAGAGCAAAGTCTGTTGGAGAGATAGTAAAACTAATGGTAACTTGTCCAGATGACAATACTACACAAGTACAAGTAGAGGTTGATTTGACAAAGATTGAGTGTCATAAAGAAGTTGGACATGATACCAATATTAGATTGACTGACGAAATTGGTTTGATTATGGATTATCCAAAAGTTAATTCTGTACAAGAATTAGATTTGGAAAATGAAATGGAATCAACTTTTGAGGTTATTAAGTCTTGTGTTAGACAGGTTTATGATAGCAATAATGTGTATGAAAAGGTAGACATGGACAAAGAGGATTTGAATGATTTTATTGAATCTATGTCACATGACCAGTTTGATAAGGTTCAAGAATTCTTTAATACTATGCCTAAAGTCAAACACATGATTAAAGTTAAGAACCCCAAGACAGGGGTGGACGGTGAAGTTGTACTACAGGGAATGGCTGATTTTTTTTAGTAGCCCTCTCTCATAATTCTCTGGAAAATTACTATCGGTTAAATTTCCAGTTAATGCAACATCATCAATATTCATTAACCGAACTTGAAATGATGTTGCCTTGGGAGAGGGAGATATACGTTTCTCTGCTGTTACAACATCTAGACGATGAAAGAACAAAACAACGTCAACGGGCGATGAATAACCAGAATAAAAGATAAATACTATAAAGGAGAGAGATGTTGGCAGAGAAGAAAACAGTAACAGTCGATCCAGAGGTCGTAGAAAAAATTGATAGTAATGGTGATGGACACATTTCGCATGAAGAAATGGAGATGAATTTGGAATTTAAACGTAAAGAACTAGAAGATGCAGACGCTCGTAGGGATGCTATGAGAAAGATGACATGGTTCGCATTGATGGGTATGTTGTTATATCCAGCAGGCATCTTAATTACATCAGTGTTAGGATACGAAAACACTGCAAAAATTATAGGTGATATTGCTCCAACATATTTTGTTGCCATCTCAGCTCTTGTGGCCGCATATTTTGGTGCAAACGCATATGTAGATAAAAAGAAGTAAAATAAAATGGCAAAAGATGACAACAAGGGTAACACCGAAAAAGAATTTAAAGGTTTGACTAAAACCATGACAGAAGGGTTTTCTGCCCTTGTTGCCGCATCCAAAAAGAGGGCGGCAGAAGATGCTCTCTCAATGGCAAAAAATACTGAAGTCACTAAAAAGGCATTTGCAGATGGAAGAGAGCTCACACGAGAACTGATTTCACAAGGAACAGAGGCGTCTGCGGCAAACTATCAAGGTCGTGAGGAAACTAAAAGATTACTTCAAGAACAAAAAGAAACAATTCTTAAAAATAATCCTGCTCTAACAATTCTTGCTCCCTTAAAACTATTGGCAGATGGTGCAAAAGCTGGTGTAAAAAATGCAGCCGCAGCAGTTGAAGATAAACGTAAAAATTTCAGATTACAAACTGCACTATTAGATGGTATTCAGTCTGTAGAAAGGGGAGTTGTGGGTGTTGCATCTTCTTTTGGTAAAGCGATAAAAGATAAGGCATCTGCATTTGGTGGTGGACTGAAAAGTATATTAGGTAAACTTCTTATCGGTGGCGCTCTTGCAGCCTTTATTGCATTTATGAATAGTGAGTATTGGGAAAAGACTAAGAAAGTCATCATGGATGACATAGTACCAGCAATTCAAAGTTTGTATGAAAATGTTCTGAAACCTATATTTGAGATTGTTAAAGATGTGTTTATCAGACAGTTTGAAAATATCAAAGAACTGTTTTCTGGTGTTGGTGACGCAATCACAAAGTTTCAAGAGGGTGATATCCTTGGTGGTATTACAACTCTAATTGGAAGTCTAGGAACATTCTTTATTGATACAATAGATAATCTAATCACTGGTGTTTATAATTTGTTTGCAAAACTGTTTGGTTTAGAAGAAACAGATTCAGTCTTTGGTTCTATAGGTAAGTTTGTTACTGATACATTGGCCAGTATTAAAGATTTCTTTGTTGGAATATACGATGGTGTTGTTGGATTATTCACTGACCCTGTAGGAACACTTACATCTATGTGGAATGGAATTGTGGGTGAAGGTGGACTTCTTGATATTATCTTTGCACCCATTGATTCAGCAGTAAATTGGATTATGGGTATCTTTGGTTGGTCAACTGAGGATGGAACTGATTTCAGTCTTAGAACATTTATCACTGGAATGGTTGACACTGTAATTACCAAAATCAAAGAAATATTTGCACTAGGAGAAGATTTATTTGGTGATTTTGCAATGTTCCAATTTATTAAACAAACTGTGGGTGATGTAATTTCTTCTGTTAAAGCAATTTTCTCTGGTGACTTTAGCGCCGAGGCCTTCCTTAACTTATTTGGTAGTATTGCAGATTTAATATATGCACCAATCAATTTGGCAGTCAATGCAATCAAAGATATATTTGGATTTGGTGATCCAAACGAACCATTCCGTCTTTCTGATTTTGTTATCGAAACATTTGGTAAGATTGGTGAGTTCTTCAAAAGTTTATTAAATATTGATGTACGAGGACTTGCAAGTGGAATACTACCAGAGACAGTAGTTGACTTCCTGTTTGGTAAAGAGGTAGATCAAAGTTCTGATGAATTCAAAGGAATGAGTGGTTTAGACCAAGCAAAGGCAACAGGACTTTACGACAAAGACTTAATTGGC